GCGTTGCGTTGCCGCTTGCAATCTTCTCGGGTGCGGGAGCTTTGCGTGTCGTCACCACTTTCAGGTTTCCTTCCAATCGTGCGACAAACGCAGCCTGTTTGATGGGGTCTTTGATTTCGGAGAGTTCTTTGAGTTTCGCGGGATGCTTGCCGAGCGAATAGACAACCAAGGCCGGGTTCGTTGCCGCTTTGATGATGACCGCTTGCGCTGCCAGATCGAGCGTTTCCGTTACCGTTTCTTCCGCTTCAACCATATCCGCGAAACCGAGTTCGGTCTTTTTTTCGCGGTAGTTGTTGCGGTCTGCCTCAAACGCCTGTTGCGCTGTTTCGCGTTCCCGTTCCTGATCTTCCTTGAACCGTTCAGCCTTCGCGCCTTCTTCCCGCCATGCCAACAAAGCATTATCGTAAGCTTCTTCGTCATAGTCGAACGCTTCGAGCGTTGGCTTAGGTCCGATGACCGGGGCTTGCTCTTGCTGTTCGGTTGTCCTCAGTTGCTTGCGCTGTTCCTTGATGACATTACGGAGATGCTTGACCAGATCGGTGTCAGTCTCTCCCGAGGCCGGAGCCGCCTCATCGCCAACCAGAATTTGCACATCATCCGCATCATCACCTTCAACAGGTTCCAATACTTCCGCGTCGTCCTGATCTTCCGCGAGTTCGGCGGTGTCCTCAGGTTCCAGTTCTGCTACGTCCATTGTTGACCCTCATACGCACCAATCCCGGCTTGGTGGTTGCCTGAGGGGTAATTTACGGGTTGCCGGGATAGTCCTGCGAGTGGACGTTGCGCAGTGGGTCAATCCCCAACTTGTTGACGACTTCCAACGTCTTTGCCTCGGTCAACGCAACCTCAGCATCAAGCTTCTCAGCGGACTTCCGATCCTTCGCCGCGCTGGCATTGAGCGCTTGCGCTTGCGCCTCGGTCAGGATCATCGTCGGGTCAGGCTTTTGCGCTTCCGCTTCTGCCGTCTTTGCTATTTGCGCCTGTTCATCCTCAGTCGGTTCGACAAGGCCAATACCCAACGCCTTGCGACGTGCGAACTTCTGCAAGTCGGACGTGCCTTCGCCGGACTGGTTCATGACAGCGGTGATGAGCGCGGCTTGTGCCAGTTCGGTATCGCCCACGGTCTGCGCAATCTCAGCGAGTTGGAGCGACGAACGAACGGCCTTGTCCCGTTTGGTCGCGGTCGCCTCAGTCACGGCCACCATAACCTTGTATTTGCCCGACGCTATGTCATTTCGGACATAGTTCTTGCCGGTGGTTTTATCCGTCACCTGCTCTTTGAGTTTCGCCGCGCCGTCGTCGCCGTCCTCAGTCATTGTCTCAACTGTCCGGCCTTCCTCGAAATAGACCTCTTTCGCCATGTCGAGGTAAATTTCACCCTCTCGCGTGACGGATTGGCGCATATTATCGAGATATATTCCTGATTTTGCGTCAACGCGTGACGCCGCGAGGTCCATGCTTTCCTCGGAGACGTTCGCCTTAACCTGTTCCGCGCTGTCTTGGTCGTCCTCCGTCAAATCCTGATTGGCGATTTGCAGAAGCGTTCCCGTCACAATCGGCACGTCAGGTGGTTCGATATAACCGATAGGACCAGCGCTGATGATCGCACCTGAAACAGGATCAATCAGCGGGTTCACAACCGAATATGCGTGGCGTTCAATATTGGCGGATGCAAGCAGCGCGCCGAGGTTTCCTTCTACTTGTTCCGGCGCGAAAATTGGGCGGCGTGTCGGAGCCGTCGCATCAATCTCTGCCAGTTTTGACACTCGCCCGTTGTAGAGCCGCTGCGCATCCATCTTGGTTTGGACGTGGCCAGTAAATCGCTCAATGCCGTCCACATAAGACCGATTACCATAGACCGGGACAATCGGGATATTACTGCCCGCGATATAACCCAAATCCTCAAGCACTTCCGAGCCTGATAGAATGTATTTGTGCACCCGCTTGCGCTTGCGTGACTGCTCCTTGACCTGCCAACCGAGCGCCGTCAGTTCGGATTGCACCTCTTCCTCAATGTCGTCTGCCCAATGGCGTTGCGTCTCGCCAGATACCGAATGCGTGAAAATGAGGATTTTCGCCTCAACCTCTTCGACCTCGTAATATTCAGCGGTCGTTACCGTGTCAGGGCGATACCAGTCATAGGTGTAGCGCGAGACGCCATCAGGCCATGACGACGGGGAACCCTCATATTCATCCTCAAAGGCTTCCCGCGTCAGTGGCACAAGCACAAAGCAGAACCGCGCATCAGACTTGTCGTATAGTTTGGAATTGCCGTCGAAATAGACGCACGTATCAGCGTCGGTGATGATCATCGCAGGGTTAATGCGCTGTTCGTCGATGTCCTTATCAAGCGGGTCTGCCAGCACGTTCGTTAAGCGATACGCGCCAAAGCCACCCCGGACGCATTCGCTAAATGCATTGTCGCGGGCCTGTTGCGCCTTGAAGTGGTAGCTATCAGCGCGGTGCATCCCGTCGAGCGTATCAGCTGTTTCATTGTCCGACGTGCCACCAGCGGGGCGGAAGTCGGGGACGATGCGATTCTGGCGATAGTCGGTTTCGATCTTGCGGACGCCCCTCAGCGTCTTGTTGACCTCGATCTTGATGCTGTTCTCAAACTGGTCGCCATACGCGCCTTCCCATTGCGCGCCGGGAACGTCCACAAATTTGCGGGCTTGTAATGCGAGTTCGCGCTGTTCCTTTTGCGCGCCAATGGTGGCATCGAATCGCTTACATGCGCGGGCATGGACCTTAGCGGGGTCAATCTTTGGTGGCTTGGCGTCGTCGTCCATGCTTGGGATATGCGTTTGAGGTGCATATCAAGCGAGTGGACGTTGTGCAGTGGGTCAGCGGTTGAACGCTGATACGGTGCTTGGGATGACGACTGTCGGGGCTTTTCGCACTGGCATAGCGTCAACCGCGAACGACAAAGCGAGGCTGTCAGCACGATCAGGGGACTTACCGACGCGCTTTTTGTATTCCTTCTTGTTCTCCATGAGAAGCAGCCCGTCGCGGTAACTGTATCGCATCGCCGTCGCTTCTGCCTTCAAATCGCCGTCACGAAACATGCCAGTCGGAGTGTCTTTCAACCAGTCCTGTAACCCGCGCCACATCTTAGCTCTCAGGTTGTAGTTCTTCCCATCGCTTCGCCGCGCCCCAGTGTGAACGCCAACCATGATCGACGCATATTTGGTGCGCTTCAATGTATCGTAACAAGACACGCCGGGGCCGTCCAACTCGATAACGATTGCCGCCACGTCTCCCCAGTCGTCGGCAATCTCTGCAACCCGCCCAGCTAAATCAGGGCCGTCAATCCTGCCTTTCAACACGACCTGCTCAAAGACATATCGGCCTTGCCGCTTGGTTATCACATTGTCATCATCACCCTCATGCGCGGCGTCAATCGAGATGATGCGCGGGCCTATCGGATGCACGTCAACCGGCCCCAGTTCAAACGCAGCCTCGAACAATGCACCATCAAGCCACGCGTTCGAGACTGACGCGGAATAGTCGATATCCACCTCTTGCGCCAAGATAACCGGGTCCAGGCTGTCCTTCTGCTTTTGATACCAGTCAGGCCCTTTACGCGGGTCATCCTGCCAGCGGAACGTGAACACCTTGGTCTTGCCGTTGTGGCGTTTGCGGTAGAAGCTGTTGCCTGAACCATTAGGCGTAGACACATCAATCTTGCAGTTGGACGTCTGCGAGAGCGCAGCTTCGATCTTTTCAGACCGCTCATAAAACGCGCTTTCATCCTTGAAGTAGATGCCAGTTCGCGCCCCGCGTCCGATATTGTCCCCAGCCTCTCCGATAATTGCCGCGCCATTTTCCGGATTGTTGATCAGCATGAACTTACCACCCGTCCACCCCTTAGGCCGGAACACCGGGGGCAACAGGTCAATGAACATTCTGATTTTGGGGAACAGCGCTTTCAGGTTTCCGATCTCATCAACATATTCCTCTTTCCGGCTGCCAAACCCTATTTGCATATCCTGAAAAAACAGGAACATATGGGCGGCGATGGCAACGCATAGCCACGAGACGCCCATATCACGCGACTTTTCCGCGAGCCCATCCTCCCGCGCCTTCCATCTGTCATAGACCCACCCAACAAACTCGACCTGTTTCGGGAACATGATGAATGGGATGGTGACTGGCAGGCCAATTTCAACATTGCGCGGATCACTCGTCATTCCCCAATCATTGATGAAATCGACCGGGTGGTCGCGGTAATAGGCTTTAACCGCTGCCAGTTCGTCGGGCTTCATGGCGTCCAAGCGCTTCAACCGTTCGGAACGCTCAGCGAATATCGCTACATAGTCCGGACTTTGCCAATCCATCACTTGGCCCCGATCATCTTTGCATATGCCTCGGCGGCTTGCGCGCCAGTCATGTCGAGCGTTATATTGAAATTCTTGGATTGCAGTTCCTCACCACTTGGCCCTGCAAGTTTCATCATCTCGCCATAGCGCTTCGGGTCCCACTTCGCCAAAAGCTTGAGGCGCGTTTCCACTCGGACGCGACGGCTTGCGGGTTCTTCTTCCTTGTTATCCGCGATGGTGAGGCACTCCTCAGCGATGGCGTCGAAACCAACCTCCCGCGCACGCGCGATGGAACGCCTTAGATCGTCGTCGCCATTCGCCCAATCATTCACAGCATCATGGCTTACCATACCCGGCTCTCTACAAATGACAGCGAGCGGCGTTCCTTTTGATAGCCCTTCGAGAACCCTGTTGATGATTGCGTCAGTGCGCTTTGTTGGTCTAGCCATGCCCGTTCATCCTTACTGACACAGTGTTACGTGAAATGCGGGATATGCGCTTTCGGACAGAAGCAGGGGAACGCCCCATGCGCCTTGCCGCTTCTGCCATAGTCACGCCGGTTTGCAGATACGACAAGAGTTGATCTGTCTGTTCCTGTGTCCAG